GCTCGGTCTATAATCGTGGCTCATTCCTTTGTTAAATGCTTCTTCCAAATCTTTTTTTGTAAATAATTTTTCGTTTTCCATAATCATTTCAGTTTAGCACTACGCAAATTTGTAATGCGTTATACACAATACTACTTTCGTGTTTCAATTATAGTTCTGTTTAAAAAACTTTTTAAAAATATCCCACCCAAATTAAAAAACTTCAATAGGTTTTGTTGGATTTAAAGTTTTGTTTATAATTTCATTCATTTGCAAGTTGAATATATCGGATTGTTCTGACGATTTTATCTTATTGTCGTGCTTATCTTTCAGCGTTTTATAATGTCTTTGATAAACATATTGTTTTCCGTTATAATATATAAAGAAAAAATCTAAATTTTTAATCGTTCTTTGATATTCTTCTTCATCATTTTTACCGTAGTGTCCAGTTATTAATTAATGTATTATCAGTGTTTATACTCCAATAATTTACACTTGATGGTACATAAGAAAAATCATCATTTGTTAAATTATATAAAACCTTAATTTGATTATATTGAGTTCCCATCATTGGTGGTTTATCATTTTCCATTAATTTCTGTTCATTCAAAAACTCTCTTATTCTAGTTTTAATGAAGTTTCTTATTTTAGTGTCTTTTTCCATATTAATAAATAATTTATCTTATATATAAATAGTCAATTTTAAATTTTCTTCCACACATTTTTAAAAAGTTTTTATCCGTGTTCCAAATAAACATACTACCTTAATAAACCGTACTGTGTATAACAAGGTGTATAAGAAAGTTTGCTATCAGCAGTTGTGGTAATTTGAAAGTTCATCTAAGCAAACCTTCTCATACACCCAACCGTTATATGCTATGCCTTACGAAGCTCTTTCATAATATCGGCAGCAAGACAAGCAACGCTGTTTAGACTTGGTTTTGGTTCAATATCTTGGTTCAATCTACTGCCTAAGTAGTCTAAAACAGCTTTACACAATTCCATTGTGCGTTCAGGTGGCACAGCATATAACAAGCGGTTAGCGCCATTGCTGTTTTCTCGGTTTATTGAAGTATTGTTTTCCATATCAAATTTATTTTTTAAGTGAAAGATTTGTGTTCCAAAGTCGGCAACGAACGCCAACCGCCATAACGTTATAAGTAATATTATTTTTGTTTTGAGAATGTTGATATAACACTATCAATAACTTCTTCTTTACTTCCAATATTCCACCAATCTGGATTTTGTTTCAGTTTATACTCTGGATTATCATTGTGATAAGTTTCTACCAAACCATCAACCAATCCATTCCACGAAATGTTGTTCTGTTCTAAAACTGAAACAATCTCCGCATATTTCAACATATTTTTTACTACTTCTTCCATAATTTATATTTTTTAATAGGTAAAACAAAAATAATACATACTTATAACAAGGTGTATAAGAAAGTTTTTTACAAAGGTAGGTATAAATTTCGAGATTTCCAAATAAAAAACCTTCTCATACACCCAACCGTTATACACAATGCTAAATATCCATTCCAAAATAACTGACCTCATTAAAATTTTCATCGTTATCTGAATCATAGATACATCTAAATTTAAGAACACGTCCTCTATATGGTTGTTCTACTATTAATGTAATTTCACCAGTTGATTCACCGTTAAAGTTTGTTAATTCTTTCATATTGTTTTCTCTACAATATTTATCGTATTCTACATCAGAACCACCACTTTTAAACATGTGTTCTGTAAATTTTTCATAAGAGATGTCTGGTAATCTATATTCAGTACCATCATCAAATTTAATTTTAATTCCTTCTGTTTCAATTTCCATTTTATTTAAGTTTTAAGTTAATAATCCGCACTGTGTATAACAAGGTGTATAAAACATAACCTATTATAATTCAGTGGTTAATTTCAAAGTTCGTGGTTAGGTTACGTTTCATACACCCAATCGTTATAAACAATAAATTAAATTTTATGAGTTTTAATATAGTGTTCAATATCGTTAATACATTCACCAAGTGTTTCCCAAAAATGTGTTGGTAAATTTGATAACGACCATCCACCTAAGTTTTCTGGTGCTTCAAAATTATCTAACGCTTCTCTAAATTCTTTCAAATTTACCAACGTGCTTTCCAATTCATGTTTATTTTCCATAGGTAAAATTTAATTTACATATTTATAACAACAAATATAAGAAATAAATTTTGATTTATCTAATTTTTATAGGTAAAATTTACTTCTCAAATTTGCAACCGTTATACACAATACTACATTTGTATTTCAAATTAAGTTCAATGATAAAAACTTTTTAAAAATTTACCAACCCTTTATTTGAAAATATTTACCAGTTTCCTTGTATTTTGTTTCGGGATTAATATTTTGTGCTATTTTCGATAAAACAACAGCATCTTTCCTGTCAATTTCATCCACATCATATATATCTTTATCTATATCATAATAGATATAGTCTTTCACAAGTTTGTTTTCACCTTTATTATAACCACTATCTTGATAAACACTTTTAGTAACTTCTATAGCTACATTTCTATAATTACCCTGTTGTGGACTCTGAACACCAATATTGGTTATCTTACCACCAATCAAATCTTTACCTATAAATTTATGTAGATATAGTTCACCTAATTTATATGTTCGTCTGTCAGTACCACGTTCTTTTGATACATTTATAGCACTTTTAAATGTATCTGATGATATTTCATTGATTTGTTGTTTATTCAAAAACTCTCTAATTGTAGTTTTAATGAAGTTCTTTAGTTTTTTATCTTGTTCCATATTAATAAATAGTTTACTTTATATATAAATATTCAAAATTAATATTTCCACCACACATTATTAAAAAGTTTTTATTCGTGTTCCAAACAAACATTCTACCATTTATCTTTAATTTTAAGTTTCTTTTTTCAAATCGGTTACTACTTATATTCTCAACCGTTATGCGTAATGCTAAAAAGATTTAACCTTTGCCCATTCGTAAGTAAAACACTCTCCTTTGCTTTCTGTTCCAGCCATTCGTATATAGATACCATCTTCTCTTGTATCTACCATTACCTTATTTTCACGGAAAGTGTTTAATACTCTCTTAAATTCATCTCTCGGAGTAGCACTACCCATAACAACAGGTATATGCAATTGTTTCATTCTCCTTTTAATAAGCCAATCTGTTAATCTCTCAATCATATCTTTTAATTTAATTTTGTGTTAAACAACTGCATATACCTGCAACCGTTATGTGTAATAAAAAATTAAAACACTTTCTTAACTATTTGAACGAAAGCAGAAGTTCCATATCCACCATCACCTTCATCTGGTATATCTTCATCCGGGTGATAAATTTTTATAGTTTTACCACCATATTTTAGTGTGTTAGCAAATGAAAAAGCATCATCTTCTGTTAAGAAACAATCTTTATATTCATTTACTAAATATCCGTCACCTTCCCAAAACCAGTATAAAACTATAAAAATTTTAAGTGTTTCTGTATTTTCATTAAATCGTTTAACGTGTTTCATATTGTTGTCTTAATTTTTTTTTACACATAACAAGGTGTATATGTAAGTTTTTTATTTAGTTTTGTAGTATATATTAAATTTTAATTAAAAAACCTACATATACACCCAACCGTTAGTGATAATAAATTTGAATTATTTAGTCTTATATAACTTACAATCAAAATTATTTTCAGATAACATTTCATTCATAAATCTGATGTGTCTATTTTCATCACCCTCTGGTTCAAATTTCACAAAAATGGAATAGTTATCTGAAACTAATAGTGACCAATCCATAGGTTTTAATTTAACAGAATCATCATAATTTTGATTGATAAAGTTTATACCATCCAAAATCTCATCCATATCTGGACCTATTATTTCAAATTTACTATCACTAACATCAGATATATTCAAGTTTTCTTGATGTTCGTTAAATCTTTTAATGTGTTTTAAATCTTTCATCTTCGTAAATTAGTTTTTAGTATATATTAAAAAGAAAACCTAAATATATCTGAGTATCGTTAGCGTGAATGAACACGTTCTAACCAATAATCAAACATTTCTCCTTGCTTTAAGCGTTTGTAATAACCTTTCACATCATATAGAAATTCACCACTCATATAATCTTTTTGTTGATTATTTAACCATTCTAAAAATGAATGAATATCACTCACGCTAACAACAGGTATATTCAATTGCGGTTTTTGTGTTTCTTTTGTCATTTGTTCTCGTATTTAAGTTATTACTAATCTGATTATTATATACTTCATATTCCGCAACTGAAATATACCTGCGGACGTTAGCAGTAATACTACATTCCATCTCCGAATGAAGTTACTACGTTAAATTCTTTTTCTTTTCTTTTTTCTTCCACCCTCTTTAAAGAAATATTAAAATAATCCATATTATTCTCAATTCCGATAAAGCTTCTATTGGTGTTTATACAAGCAATTCCTGTGGTGCAACTTCCAAAAGTGTTGTCTAAAACAATATCATTCTCATTTGAATAAGTCTTTACCAAAAGTTCTATCAATAATAACGGTTTTTGTGTTGGATGTAGTTTTTCAACACCTTTTTTACTATCTCTATTAAATTTTTGAACTGATATTGGATATACTAAATATGGGTTATAATCTTCTGAATGTTTATAAACACCGCTTATAACATTAGTTTCATCAATATTCAAATCACCTTTCATTGGTTTGGGATTTGTAACATTATCACGTTTACTCATTTGTGGGTTATAAGTTGGTGTTTTCTTATAAAATATTGATATATTTTCATGAACCTTTCCAAATTGTTTTTTAATAGTAAATGGGTTTGTTGGTTTTTCTTTTTGCCAAATAATATCATACTTATAATTTTTTAAATTACTAATTCTAAGTGTGGAACTAAAAGGTTCATTACCAAACAATGCTATTGCTCCATTATCTTTAATTATTCTATTGTATTGTTTCCACAATTCATCAAATGGAATAACCACATCCCACGAACATGCAGTCGTTCCGTAAGGTAAATCACAGCAAATAAAGTCAATGCTTTTATCAGGTATCAATTTCATTTGCTTTATTGTATCTCCGAATCTTAAATCTATTGTCATAATTTTATTTTAATATTTTTCCCACCACACAAAAAAGAAAAGAAAAAGGTTCAGTTCTCCGATTGAGCATTTGTGGTTAATTACCGTACTACTGATAACAGCGTATAAAAAACATTAAAACGATTTTTTATACGCAAACCGTTATGTGTAATTTTAATCCATATAATCAGGTAGTTTCAACCATTTTGTAAAAACAGAACTGTGTCTTTTACTTAGATGTATCAAACTTTCCTCAAGAACAACTTGTATATTATAAGCAGTTCTGTTTTTACTTTCCCTTTTTGAAACTACCACGATTGGATAGTCGCTTTCAATAGGTTTAATCTTCTCAAATTTATTCCATTTTTTCATAATAAAACTACACATAACAAAGAATATAAGTAATAACCGAGTTATGTGGTTTATTTAAGTTACTACTTTTGTTTAACATTTATCTTTAATTTTAAGTTTCTTTTTTCAAATCGGTTACTACTTATATTCTCAACCGTTATATGCAATGCTACCATAGTGCTTCTATTTAACATTTGTGAGAAAAACTTTTTAAAAATTTACCCAACCTTGTGTATTAATTTTAAAAACTTTTGATAAAAACTATCTCTAAAAACTTTCTTTTGTTCTGTGTCTAATTCATCCCATTCTTTTGCAACTTTTTTCGCTGCATCCATAACATAATTAGCGCCACCTTCATGTCCAGTTAAATACCCATCTCTTTCAGCTGTCTTTATTAGTTTTATCATTGTTGGTGTTTCTTTTTCTGGTATAGAGACAAAAGAAAACTCACTTTCATTTACAAATTGTTTAAAGTTCTTAACTTTATCAATCATTTTTCTAATATCTTCACCCATAAAGCAAACCTTCTCATACACCCAAGATGTACTTTATCAACAAATATAAGAAATAAATCTTACTTTGTCTAATTGAAATTAGGACTTTTCTTCAAATGTTGAAGTAATTCTTTTTCCTCATTAGAAACAGTCTTTGGAACTTTTAAATTAACTCGTATGAATAAATCACCAGTGTGTCCTGGATAGTGAACATCTGGAATTCCTTTACCACTTATTCTAAGTAATTTACCATGAGTTGTGCCAGGATTTATACCGAACTTGATTTCTTGACCATTTGGCGTTTTTAGGATTTTTTCCGTTCCTAAAATAGCATCAACTATGGAAACATTTTCATCATAGATAAGATTTAACTCTTCTCTTTTGAAAAAAGGATCTGGAATCTCTTCAACTACAATTTGTAAATCTCCTGGGACTCCACCTCTTATACAATTACCGTATTGAGGCATTGACATAAAACTACCATTAATAGCTCCTTTTGGTATTTCAATATCTACGGTTTCTTGTTTTACTTGAGTTCCATTACCAGAACATGACTTACATGGATTTTTTACAGATTTACCACTACCACCACAGTGATTACAAACAGCTGATTGTCTAATGGTTCCGAATGGTGTATTTTGCACGACACTTCTATGTCCAGTTCCTTGACAAGGAAGACAAGTGGTTAATTCTTCACCACCTTTACCACTACAAACATTACATTTATCGTGTCTAGTATATTTGATTTTTTTAGTACATCCAAAAATTATATCATTAAGAGTGACATTTACCTTGACTCTCAGATCTGAACCTCTTCTTTGTTGTGGTCCATTACTACGTCTACCAAAAATATCACCAAATTGAGAAAAAATATCGTCCATATTAAATGGATTACCACCACCGGAGTTATTACCACCCACCGAACCAAAACGGTCATACTGTGATTTTTTATTTTCATCTGAAAGAATCGAATAAGCATCTGAAACTTCTTTGAATTTTTCCTCTGCTTCACTATTTCCTTGATTTTTATCAGGATGGTATTTTAAAGCTAATTTCCGATAAGCCTTTTTAATTTCTTCTTGACTTGCGCTTTTATCAACTTTTAGTATTTTATAATAGTCCTTACTCATAATTAGTATTTATATTTTCAAGTGTTTTTCCAATTTAATTTCTCTAATTGTTTGTGTAAGATTATCAACTCTCGTCATTTTTATTTTACCGGACACATAATTATCCACAATAAGTTGTAGAACAGTGGATGCTTTATCTATATGCTCAAAATCAGATAATCTTTCAATTGTTTTAATCTTATTAGATACTTCAATTAGAAATTCTTCTAGGTTAAACTGTAATTGAAAAAGTTCAACACGTTTCTGATCACTTCCTAATAATGGTGGTATTTGAATGAAAAAAGAAGCGAAAACTCTTCTAACAGCTGGTAAAACATATTCAATTGGATAATCACCATCCAACTCTGTAAACCAAAAAGAATCGGAAAATAAATTACTCTGACAAGTATTCACCATCAACTCTCTCAAGAGGTCTCTATTTTCTCCTTCGGTGCCTTTCAATAAGGCATTAAAAATAGGCTCACTTTGTAATTCAACTATTGAAGAATACTTTTTTTTCATTACCTTGAAATTATTACTTTTGGATATTTAACTACCTGACCATTTAACTTCCAACCTTTTGATACTACATCAACTATACCCTCTCTACCAGTTTCTAAAACTGAAATAACTTCATGTAAATCTTCATCATACTTTTCAGTTTGAACCTCTTCAAAACCCTTTGACTTTAGGAAAGATGATAACTTATCAGTAATGACCTTTACCGCTTCTAAAGACTTTGGATCTTTAATTACTTTCTGAGCTAAATGAAAATCATTATCTAATTCTAAGACAGAGGAGAGTGTATCAAGTTTAGTTTTAAGTTTGATTTCCTCTTTTTCTTTAATGTTTCTTTTTTTGAAGTTATCAAAATCTGCTAATAATCTCAAATAAGAATCTTTCCAATCTGGTTCTTCTTTTTGAATTTCTTTTTCTACTTCTAATTCTTTTTCTTCCATAATATTAATAATTGAAACTAAGTAATTTTTTGACGTTGTTTGAGTTTAGATACTCATGAGTTCCAAATTGATCGGTTACTTTAATGATGTCTATTTTTTCAACACCACTTTTGAAAACCTCAATATAATCAACCAATTCAGTTAAAGACTTTTTATATTCAACATTCGGAATCCAATAGTCTGGAAACTTGTCTAAGAATTTATCAACAGATGTCTCAAGTCCTTTCTTTCTCACAAGAACATCTTTTCCTTGGCTGATAGACTTGTTTGCCAAAAAATCAACCACATAAGTATTGAATTTATGAATTAAATTTGAGGTTTCAATAACTTTAAGAAGTCCAATGACAAGGGCATCTCTCTCTGATATTTCAAACTCTTTATTTTCTTTTAATAATTGTTCTGCATCCTTGTCAGAACCAAGCACATAATAAACATAATGATCCCACACACACCTTTTAACTAAATCTTCTGCAAAAACTGATATTTTCATAATTTAACTTTTACTTTTTTATTTTATGTTATTTAACACATAAAGTTGAATTAATATATACAGTATATGAATATCACCAAACGAATTGATACAATTGTTAAAGATATATCTAAGACAACCCCAGGTGGTAATATATTCTTTGATAAATTGGATTCAGAAATCAAAAAACCAAAAAACATAGATATTATAATCAAGTTATTCGAAAAGATTTATTCTAATTTTGGTTTAGATTACAATTTGGTTGTTAGTGGTGGATTTGGCGATTTGATTATATTTCTTCTTAAAAGAGGTGATATAAAATGTAAAGGAACTATTTTACAAGTAAGTGGTGGATTAACCTCACACTTTACTGATATGGATAAAATAAAGAAGGTGAAGGAGGTTCATATTCAGAAGCAAATTGGTGATATAAATCGTAAAGAATTTATTTTTGTAGATGATTCATTTTATTCAGGAACAACTGGTTTATCAATCGATTTATTCCTAAAGAAGTTAGGATCTAAAATTTTAAAAACCTATGTTATTTACGATGGAAATGATACTAAATCACCAGATAGAATCTCACTTTATAATTATTATGACTGGAATGTTGGTAGTCAAAGAACAATAGATGAGTTAATGAGTGAATTAGACAATTATTCTGATATATCAAGAAATGTGTTTGAAGAAAAGATTTTAAAAGGTGAGATAAAATCCATTATTCAACTTAGAAAACTAATTAATGAGTTTAAGATTAAGTTGGGTGGAAGAGGAATAGATGTCTATACCAGGATTAGAGAAGGTTTCAGACATTTAAAAAACTTTGAAAATTTTTCAAAATTTCAATAAAACTAATTATATTTACTAATATATACTATTATTTTTAACTAAAAATTAATCTTAAACAAATTGGCAGATTATCCTACTCAAATGAAAATCATCACCGAGGATGGTGAAAGAATCCTCGAAAAGATCTACTTCACAGAATTGGGCCACGTAATGGCAAAAATCTTTGATCCAAAAACAAAAACCTTTTTAAATAAACGTATCGGCAATTTAGATACTTTACTTTTAGAAAATGGAATTCAATCCAATGAGTTTATAAGTTTAAAGTCTTCAACATTAAGAAAAATGGCAAAATAGTTTTAATATATAATTAAAACTATTTTTAGTCACAATGCTTAAATACGGAGATTTTATTTTAGAGAAAGTTATCTATGATTTAATTTTAGAAAGTCAAATTGAATTTTCTAAATCATTTTTAGGTATATTGGGTGGTATTAAACACCCGATTGCTCAAGATATTCTTGCTCTTCAATCACAAGATAAAAAAGTCAATTATAATTATATTGATGTCGATATAAAGACAAATGATGAAATTACTTTTATACAAGATGCCAGAGCTCAACGAATGGTTAAAGATGTTGAGAATCTTTACAAACTGACCAATTCTAATAATCACCTTAAAATCTCCGATTTTAAAACCGAAGAAGGTCGTCAACAAAACGCTCATATTTATGAGTTGTTGGGTTTGAATATAGAAGAGGCTAAAAAAGCTCCACAAAATTCTAAGATTAAAATTTTAGGTAAACTAGTTTCACCTTATGATTCCAATAAAGTCTATGTAGCGTATGAATGCGCTACTGATCCTACAATGAAGGCAGTTATTAACATTAATGGTGTTCAAGAAGACACAGAAGTTTATCAAAAACTTTGGACAACTGCTAGAAATCCACTTAAAATTGGTAGATTTATAAATGCAATGTTACCACTTACAGGCAAAACATACTCTGATTCTGAAAAAGAGAAATTTGTCTCAGAATGGAAATCTATACTTGGTGTTATGAATAATGCTTTTGCAAAATTTGCAGTTGTTAGTGGAAATGAAATATATAGATTATATCAATCTGAAAATTATGAGGAAGAAGCAGGAACTTTAGGTAATTCTTGCATGGCACAAGCTTCAAGTGATATGTTGGAAATTTATACTGATAACCCAGAAGTTTGTCAAATGGTAGTTAAATGGTCTGATAGAGGTCAGATTATTGATGGCTCATTCAAATCAGATAAAATAGTAGGAAGGGCCATTCTTTGGAAAACAACATCAGGTGATATGTTTATGGATAGAATCTATACGATTGATTCTTCCGATGAAGAATTATTCAAGAAATATGCTGAATCAAATGGTTGGTGGGCCAAAAAAGGACAAAGCTCTTCTCAAAATTTTACAGCAGTAAGAGGTTCTGAATCTAAAAACCCAATTTATGTAGTTCAATTACTTAGAGGATATAATGGCGAATATCCTTATTTAGACACTCTTTGTTATTTAAATGACAATAGAGGTAAACTATCTAACTCATCAAGTGAAATTGGTGCTAATAAACTCTTAAATGATACTGGTGGCGGATATGATGAACAAGATCCAGATGATGATGATTATTAAAATAAAAAAACTCTGAGAAATCAGAGGGTTTTTTATTTTTCTAATGATTCAATATATAATAGATAAGAATTATGAACCACTTTTAAGTTTTTTAAAAGTGGTTCATACTTTTTAATCCTATTTTAACGAACTTCTTCGTAAGAAACATCTTGTGCTTCCTGATTTACTTCACCATCTTGTGGTGGAGTTTGTACTTGTGAATATATCTCTGTTGAAATTCTGTTCCAAGTTTCATTCAACTTACCCATAGTCGAATCTATCTTATCAACATCACCTGATTTGTGAGATTCTTTCAATTCTCCAAGAACGGATTCCAATTCTGATTTATTAGAATCAGAAAGTTTGTCACCAAATTCCTTGATTTGTTTTTCAGTTTGGAAAATCATGTTATCTGCTTGATTGAGTTTATCTACTCTTTCTCTTTCTAATTTGTCTGATTCAGCATTAGCTTCAGCTTCTTGCTTCATCTTTTCGATTTCTTCTTTAGAAAGTTGAGAACCGCCTTCAATACGGATTCTATTTTCTTTACCAGTAGCCTTGTCTTGTGCAGTTACGGAAAGTATGCCATTAGCATCTATGTCAAAAATCACGGTTATTTGCGGAATTCCTCTTGGAGCTGGCATAATACCATCCAAGTGAAATCTACCCAAAGTTCGGTTATCTTTAGCCATTGGACGTTCACCTTGAAGAACGTGTAATTCTACTGATGGTTGATTATCAGAAGCTGTTGAGAAAGTTTCTGATTTACGAGTAGGGATAGTAGTGTTGGCTTCAATCAACTTGGTGAAAACTGAACCCATAGTTTCAATACCAAGTGAAAGAGGCGTTACATCAAGAAGAAGAACATCTGTAATGTTACCAGTTAAAACAGCTCCTTGAATAGCGGCACCAATAGCAACTACTTCATCTGGATTAACAGATTTGTTTGGCTTTTTACCAAAGAATTTTTCAACAGCATCTTGAACAGCTGGTATTCTTGTAGAACCACCAACCAATACAATTTCATCTATCTCACTAGTAGTGACTTTAGAACTTTTTAGTGCAGATTTACAACAGTTGATTGTTTTTTCAACTAAAAATGATGTCATTTGTTCAAATTTAGCCCTAGTTAAAGTTTTAACAAAGTGAAGAGGAACACCATCTTGTGCTGTGATGTAAGGAAGATTGATTTCCGATTGAACGGTAGAGGATAACTCAATCTTAGCCTTTTCAGCGGCATCTTTCAATCTTTGAAGTGCCATTGGATCTTTACTTAAATCAATATTGTGTTCTGATTTGAATTCAGATACCATCCAATTAATGATTTCATTGTCGAAGTCGTCACCACCCAAGTGAACATCTCCGTCTGTTGATTTAACTTCAAAAACTCCATCACCGATCTCTAAAACTGAGATGTCGAAAGTACCACCACCCAAATCATATACGATTATCTTAGCATCTTTGTTTTTCTTATCAAGACCATAAGCCAAGGCTGCGGCTGTTGGTTCGTTGATAATACGTTCAACCTTCAAACCAGCGATTTCACCAGCTTCAATAGTTGCGGTTCTTTCAGCATCACCGAAATAAGCTGGAACGGTAATAACAGCTCTTTTCACTTCATAACCTAAATAATCTTCAGCAGTTTTCTTCATTTTTTGAAGAATAATAGCTGAGATTTCTTGTGGGGTGTATTTCCTATCATCAATTTGAACAGCTGGTACGTTATTACCAGTTTTAACAACTTTGTAAGGAACTCTTGTTATTTCATCAGAACAATTAGAGAAATCTTTTCCAATGAATCTTTTAATTGAATAAACTGTTTTGGTAGGGTTAGTTACTGCTTGTCTTTTAGCAGGATCACCTACTTTTCTGTCACTTCCTGAGAAACCCACGACAGATGGGGTTGTTCTTTTACCTTCGGAGTTTGTAATAACCACAGGCTCACCACCTTCTACGATAGCGACAGCAGAATTTGTGGTCCCAAGATCTACCCCAATAATTACTTCTTTGTTTGCCATATTCATTTATTTTTTTTATAATTGTTATATCAAAAATCGTGCCAAAGTTTCAAGACACTTATAGGTATTGATTAAGGAACGAATTAAAATATTATATATAAATTAAAAAAAAAGTTTATGAGATTTATTTACGTTTTGAAAAATCCAGAAAACGGTGAGATAAGATACGTTGGACAGACAAATAATTTGAATAGAAGATATAATACACATATATTAAGGTGTCTTAAAGAGAAAGATAGTGAGTATGATACCTATAAATCAAGATGGTTAAGAAGTATTCTTTCTAAGAACATGAAACCAATTATAGAAGTTATTGAAACTTGTGAAAATCTAGAACAATCAAATATTAGAGAAAAATATTGGATTGACAAGTTGTCACAAGATGGGAAAAAACTGACAAACTCTCAAACGAATGATGTTACTGAGTTTTCTGCTTTGACAAAAGAAAAAATGTCAAATGTAAAGAAAGGAAAATCTCTTGAAGAAATTGTCGGTGAAGAAAAAGCTAAAGAATTGAGAATCTATAATTCTGATAGATTGAAAAAGAATAACCCAAATAAATCAAGTATGTCTGAAGTAAAAGAAAAGATAAGTAATACTCTTAAAGATTTTTTTTCTAATCCTGAGAATCACTGGGCATATGGAAAGAAAATGAGCGAAGAACATAATGAAAAATTAAGATTAGCAAAAATTAATAATCCGAAAAATGTGGGCAACAAAAAGTCAAGGACTGATGAACAGAAAAAAAAGATAAGTGAAAAACTTAAAGGTTCGAAAGTAAAAAGAAGTGAAATCCTACAATTTGATATGAATGGACTATTAATCAAAGAATGGAAGAGTATGAGAGAAATTGAAAGAGAAACTGATTTACTAAGACCTCAAATATCAAGATGTTGTAAAGGTTTGAAAGAAAGTTATGCTGGATTCATTTGGAAATATAAAGATTAACTTTCAAATCTTTCTTTCGCCTTTTTCATCCACTCACGAGCTTGCATAAGGTTCTTAGTATCGATTTTGATCCTTTGTTTAATCAAATCAACTTTATCTTTACCAGAAATTATACCCATAGCAATTGGAAACATTGTATGTTTATTAAACTTAATAGCAAAATCTTTTCTATCACCATTGTAGTTTGACATTAATTCATCTACTTGATGAGCCATTCTACCAATTTCTTTATTAACTATTTCAATTGTTCTTTCAATTTCAGCCTTTTTAGTTGGTTCTTCAATCTGAGACAAAACATCATCAATAGTTTCATCAACTATTAATCCAATAAGAGTATTTTCACGGTTAAGATCCTCTGTGAAGAGCTTATGTCTTTCTGAATACCACGGACTTTTTATTTTAATCATCTTACCATTTTCAAACTGAACTATCACACCCTATTTACCAACCATTTTCACCACGACTTCTTTTATAGAATCAAGAGTATGCTCACCCAAAGAAGCAGCAACTGATATACCATCTAATTTATGAGCAAAGTCATTGATATTGAGATACTCTCCAGTCTTGTTATCTCTCATTCTAAGAAGAATTAATTCAGTATTAGCATAAGGAACTACAATGCGATTAGTTGGTGAGACATATTCAAATATCGGCACAATATCTTCATCAATACAAAAATCGACAAATTGTTTAATTTGTCCATCTTTTTCATAGATTTTTTGTATTTCAATAGCTTGATCAGACTGGAAAGATGTTTTACTTCTACCAAGGACTTTTCCATTTGGAAGTCTAACAAATGAAGCAATAGAACCATCTTCTTTATTGTAGATGTTCTTGATTTTGTAATCTTTTACAACTGAATACATAGAGCAAGGAGTTTGCTCTAAGTTAAAGAACTTATCAAGTAGGAGATATCTTTTATAAAGAGAACCATCTTTTCTGAATACAAATGTCAACCCTCTGAGTTCTAAAGCATTTATAGATGAACCATCTTTTAGAGGGTTTATAAAGTCGGAATACTGAGCCAATCTATAATTAAAGATACTGACATTATATCCGTCTATATTAGTTTTTGACTCATAGAATAAAAAATTATCATTAGAATCACAAATTTTTCTACATTCTATATATGTCGGAAGGAAATACCGTTTATTGGATATATTCTCGTTAAATTTTGAAAAATTAAATAGTCGCATAGTTTATATATTATCAAGCAAATATAAGAAATTATTTGAAGATTTTTTTGAATTGTTGGATCTTTTTGTTAAACATAAATTCTCTATGTTGGCGATAACCTCCGGATCAACACCATTCAAAAATCCATTCAAAACACTATATTTATGATCTATTGTTGGATAGGACTTATCATACTTATGTAGAGAAAAGTTTTCTCTAATATAATCACCATCATAAAAATCAAAACCATCCCATATTTTTAATAGTGTTTTTTTATTCTTATTAGTAAATGATGAAACCTTTTTTCTATACTTTCTAAAATCTGTCAATTCTTCATCTGGTATTTGACGACCAGTCTCGATTCTAGTATTTTTAGACTTTTCTAAAATTGAATCATCTAAATTTACATTATGTACGCCATATTTCCTCAAACAGGTAATTTCTCTCTTCTTGTTAGATTTACTCTTTTCATAATCCGATTTACTATTAATTGATGATATTAACTTTGATTTGATGGTTAAATTTTGACAAGGAGTATCTGTTCCGTATTTAATATTGTTGGTACTTTTTCTTTTTTCTGAAACATGGTCAGAAAGAGACTTATTTAGATTTTCCTTCTGTTTTTCTCTATATTCATTGACGTGCATTGAATTGGTTATTCCCTCTCCAAACCTTTTCTCAAAACTCTCTTTAACTCTAACGGAATTACACCTATTACAATAATAAGGTATTGTATTGTTTTTAGTATATCTCATATAACCCTGATAGATATAGCTTCTTTCCAACCCACACAAATCACATTTAATATCTATTTTGAGGTGGCTCCCGATCGGCAAATCCGAAACAAGTACCTCTATTTCATCACCGACATTCATTTCATATCCTTTTAAATTATAAAATTTATAAGATTTATGAGTTATTTTTATTAAAATCTTTTGATTGACAATCATAAATAGTTTTTTTAGAAGTATATATTAAAAACCTCGTGTTTCTAATGTCTAAAATCACATGAGATTTATAATATATAAATTATGGAAATAAAAAGATATGATGATTTTTCTTCACTTGAACCAATAGAAGAAAGAATAGATGAAATAATTGATTTATTTCCTGATTTAGAGGATTTAATAGATATCTGTGAAACAATTGATGGTTTCAAGTTAAAAAATATAATTCCATATCTTTATAAAAGCTCTGGATTAATTTGGAAAAATTGGTGTGGAGGTTTAATGGTCGATGATGTTCATTATTTTAATTTATCTAGAACAGGAGATAGATCTCAATTAGAAGAACTATATCTTCAAGAATTGATTTATCCAAAGAAAGATTTTGATGAATGGTTTACTAAAAAATGGAAATCCTTTAGTTTAATGCAATTTGAGATAAAGGATAATAAAATAAAATCAAAAAAGAATTTAGCTCCTTGTTATAGAGTAAAACTAGAAGTTGAAAATCCAAAAATCAACTCTTATAATTTTAACAGAGATGAAGAATTTGAATCTAACATTAAGGAGCTAAAAAGTTATTTAAAGATTAGAGGATTGAATTTTATTCTTTTAGGACCAGTCAAAGATTTGAAATTTGATATAATAGTAATTTCTAACAAGTATGCTAAATGGGATGGATAAAAAAAACCTTGTATCAGTCGTTAAATATTTAGGCATCACTTTTGATGAAGTAGTGGTTGATATAATACTCGATGAAGTGGTCTTTGATTCAATTGAATGGAGAAGAAAAGGAAATCAAGTAATACTCCATAAGTTTAAAGGCCAACTTGACTTCGAATTTAATTATGATGAACTACCTAATAAATTAAAAAAAGAGATATACCTATTCCTTCTTCGGCAGTTCTTGAACTGAATACCTTTCAGCTTGTTTTTTCTTTAGGTAAGCTTGTAAATCAGCATAATTTACAGCTCCGGGATTTTTGAAAACACTTTCAGCATCAGCCGGTTTCTCAGTTTCAATTTTCTTTTCCTCTGCCGCCTTTACTCTTTCTTCATTTTTAGTTTCTAATTCCTTTATAATATGTCCTAAATAAAAATCTGGACCTTTTTCTTTCATCATTTTTTCATCAAATTCAAAAATAAACTCTTCAGTATTAAGATAAACAGCTATCAAATCTTGATGAATATACAAATCAGTATAAAACATTAGATCTCCAACATTTCCCTGTCCATAAATTGTGGTTTTGTATTGGTTATTATAAAAATGAGCAAATTTATCCTTTTCATTATAAACTCTATCACCATTCTTCTCAACAGTGGCAACAAGTCCTAAATTCTGTCTAAAATATCGAGATTTTTTAAAATGATTGTTGATTTTCTGATTTGTAACAATACTATAACCCATAAGTTATTTATCTAGTATTTAAAAGTCCCTAAAAATAAAAATACTCCATTTTGGAGTATTTTTAGCCATACTTTAGGTATTATGGGCACCAACGATTCTATTTCAAATGAATAGAAATATTATGTTTCAAATTCTAGTTCTTCTGTTTCCCCACCATATTCGTCATCTAATTCAATTTTCAAATTAACCAGAAACTCTTCATCTATTTTATCTATTTCAATAGTCTTTGGTCCAATTTGTCCTAATAACTCAAAATTATTAACATCATACTTTTTGAACTTATAAGAACATTCTTTAATATCTTTATCAGAAAAATCTTTAGTTTTATCAGGATTAATCCCATCCGAAAGTGGAATAGTTATGAACAAGTTATAAAGAAACTCTGGATCTGAATATTTAATCGTAATAGAATCAAAAATTGCCGAATATTTACTTAATTCAGATGATTCTAATTCAACATTCAATTCTTTAAATGAAAGCTTTCCTTCCTCTTTCTTTTTCTCTTCACCTTTCTTTTTGGCTTGAGCCATAGTAATGACTTCTTTTTCATCACCTTCTTCTTTAGAAGACTCTTCAAAAAAAGAATCAAGTTTCTTTTTAAGTTTGATTAAAGCGGTTTTAACATACTCTTCTGGAGTATCTTGATAATTATCTTCGTTTATGAATTCGATATATTTATTAATTTTCATATTCTATATATTAGATTTAAAAAATTAAATAGTTGAGAATCCAAACGAATTTAATATATAAAATATGAAATTATGTAAAGTTTGTAATGTTGAGAAATGTGAATCCGATTTTAATCAACGAGATAACGGTAAATTAAGAAACGAATGTAAAGAGTGTAAAAAGTCATATTTGAAAGCTTATAGAAAGGGAGTGAGTGATAATCCATTTACTCAAAATACTAAAAATAAAACAGAAAAAACCTGCAATACCTGCGGGGAAACAAAATCAGTTACCGAATTCATCAATCAAAAGAGAATTTGTAAAATTTGCAAGTCTGCATATCTTAAAAAATATTATGAAGAAAATAAAGAATCGATTTCGGAACAAACAAAATTAAAATATCAAGAAAGTAAAGAAGAATTAAAAGAAAGATCTCGTAACTACTCAAAAAATAATAGAGAAAAAGTTAATAGATATAGAAGAAAATATAAAGAAAATGTTTTAAAAAAGAATTCTCTTTATTCAGTAATCGTTTCGATTTCAAATAACATTAGGAGGATTTTAAAAAAAATATCGGAAGTAAAAGATTTCAAAACTTTAAGTATAATAAGTTGTTCTAAAGTAGAATTAAAATTACACATCGAATCTTTATTTTTAGAAAATATGAATTGGGAAAATAGGGACAAATGGCATATTGACCATATCATACCTATATCTTTATCAAAAAACAAACATGAAGTTGAAATACTTAATCATTATTCTAATCTAAGACCTATGTGGTCTTATGATATATCGTAAAATCAAATAAAATAGAAGATGAAAAGCATCCGATTTATTTGAAATTGCTTGAGTTTAGAAATCAAGATTTATTACCATAATTTTTGACTTTATTAAACCAGAGATTCAAGAAAATATCTTTCAATTTAACAAAAGGGTTAACATTAGATAAATAAAAATATAACCCAAAAAAACAAGCCGAAACAAAATAAAAGAAGATATCCGTAATCCAATAAGAACCTGTCAGTTTCATTATAGCAGCAAATGCTGCATCGTATCCAAACGGTAGAAAAAAGGATCCTAAAAATAAGCAAATTGCCGCAAGTTTCAACCTTCGATTCGGGATCACCATCATTTTGTTTTTGACTTCCTGTTTCATTTTTACTATCACTTTCCATAGGTTAATTAATTATTGAGATTTAGTCCAAACAACTCCAACTTTTCACTCCACCGTGACTAAACCTTATTAAGATATATATTATTAGGAAATTATCAAAAAGTTTACTATATTTGTTAAATATGAAAAATAGAATCGGCTACTGTTGTTTGAGTATCGGAATTAATGAAAATCTTAAAAAGAAAGACCATGTACTCGTTAATCGTGGTATGGTTCGAAAAACATTTGATGCTAAAGGTTTACCCTACGTTGCCGATTTAATCGTTGAGAATCTAAAAGATACACTTAAAGTTCTCGACTATAATATCAAAAATGATATTCGTGTTTATCGCCTTAGTTCTGATTCATTTCCCTGGATGTCTGAGTACTCCTTTGAAAATCTTCCACGATTTGCTGTAATCAATTCTTTTCTCAAAGTCATTGGTAAAAAAATCCGTGAGAATGATATGAGAGTATCGTACCATCCGGGCCAATTCAATGTTCTGGGAAGTGAGAATCCATCTGTTGTTGCTAAAACAATTGATGAATTAAACAAACATGCCCAATTACTTGATTTAATGGAATTAGAACAATCTACTTACTATCCAATCAATATTCACGTAAATACAACTCAACCCACCAGAGAAGATGCGGCTAAAAGATTCTGTGAAGGGTTTCAATCACTTTCTGATTCTTGTAAGAAGAGATTAACTGTTGAGAACGATGATAAATTATCTCAATATTCGGTTAAGATTCTTTATGATTTAGTTCATTCACAAATAGGTATTCCAATTGTTTTTGACAGCTTCCATCATAAATTTAATTCAGATGGTTTATCAGAGGAGCAAGCTCTTAACTTAGCCATATCAACCTGGAAAACAAAACCACTATGCCATCACTCTTCCTCTAGGAAAATATATGAAGACAAATCGGCAAAATCCGAATCTCACTCGGATTTTATTTACGAAAAATTTAATGATTATGGAAAATCACTTGATGTGGAACTTGAGTGTAAAATGAAAGATTTAGCACTAAAAAAATATATTTTTGAGTTTTTGAAATAAATATATACCAATACCAATAGTGTTGGATAAAATTATTACAAAAACTGTAGAATGAATGATTTAATAATAACTAATCAAAATGTGTTTAAGGTTATGAAATTAGTAATGGAATCAGCTAAGAAGTTTTACTTTAAGAACCCAAACATAAAGGGATTTATTTTCTCATTTACCGGAGATAAAGTTAAAAATTCACAAAGATTATCTTTATATAAAAGATATATTGGTGATTTTGGTGAATTGGAACTAAAAGATAATATTTACTATTTAAAAATAAATAAATGAAACATTTAAGAGGATTTAACGAGAGTGTTCAAAATTTTAAGGAGTTAGAATTAAATGGTAATATGATGTATCAAACATCTGCTATTTCTAATCTTATTATAGATCCTTATAATAAAAATGTAAATAAGATAGGGGCTCTAATAAAAACTGTTTTGGATGAAGAAGTTTTCCTAAAATTATTTGGAGATAGTAATGGAGATTATGAAGATGTGTTTATCTTTTTTGTTACATCTGTGATTGATGAAAATCTAATGAATAAGATTTTTAATAATGTCACGATTCAAAAAGGTGCTGATGGAGAGGAAGAATTTATATCACCCTTAGAAATTAATGGTAAGATAGTCTTAATATTATATTCCCCAGAAAGAGGAGGTTCTTTGAGAATTCAAGATGATAACTATACAATTAAATTTGAGGAGGTTTTAGATATAGTTGAGAATCTTTGTCAAATCTATAATCAAAGATTGAAATGAAACATTTAAATTATTTTGTAGATATTATCTTAGATCAAAATTCAAAGTAAAAAACAATAACAAACTCTCATATATAAAGAATATGAGTAAATCTAAAAAAGTAGAAGAAATCTGGAAAGAGTTAACGCCAGAGGAACATGTACTACGGAAACCAGGTATGTATCTAGGTTCTGTAAAGAAACAGGTTTCAGAAATGTGGTTATATGAGGATAATAAAATGATACTTAAAGATATTGAGTATCTACCAGCATTCCTGAAATTATTTGATGAGATAATCTCCAATTCAGTAGATGAGTCGAAAAGGATAGGTTCTAAACTTAATATGATCAAGGTTAGTGTTAAGGATAACTATATTTCAGTTTGGGATAATGGTGGAATTCCTACCGTGATTCACAAAGATAAGAATCAATATGTAGCTGAGATGGTTTTCTCATCTCTCCGAGCTGGGTCAAACTTTGATGATTCAGATGATAGGATCGTAGTTGGTACTAATGGATTGGGAAGTGTCTTAGTAAATTTATTCTCAAAAGAGTTTATAGTATCATCTTGTGATGGTAAGAAAAGTTTCTATCAGGAATTTAAGAATAATATGTCTGAAAAAACTAAACCTAAAATTTCTATTAGTAGATCTAATCATACTGAGATTAAATTTCTAACCGACTTTGAACGTTTAACTTTAACTGATATAGACGAAATCCATTATTCTCTGATTTATAAAAGAACTTTAGATTTAGCTGGAATTAATCCACACATTAAATTTTATTTTAATGATGAAAGGATAGATGTTCCTACATTTCAAGACTATGTAAAATTATATACCACTTCTCCTATATTTGAAACAACCAAACACCGTTGGAAATTGGCAGTTGCACCAAGTGATAATGGATTCCGTCAAATCTCATTTGCTAATGGAGCCTCGACTACTGATGGTGGAAATCATGTTGATTATATTTTAAATCAGATTCTATCTAAAATGAGAGAATTCTTTCAGAGAAAACATAAAGTGGATGTTAAGCCATCGGAATTGAAAAACCACATGATGATATTTTTAGATTCAGAAGTTATTAATCCTAGTTTTAATTCACAGACTAAAGAAAAATTAATAACCGAAGTAAAGGATTTTGGGACAGAATTTATAGTAAGTGATAAATTAATACAATCTATTCTTAAATCGGAGATAGTCGATTCTATTCTTGATTGGGTTAATCAGAAGAAACTAGCTGATGAGTCTAAATTGGCTCGTGAGTTAAATAAGAATTTGGCTAAAATTAAAGTCGAAAAGTTAATTGATGCTAAAGGGAAAGATAGATGGAAGTGTTCCATTGGAATCTTTGAAGGTGATTGTCTTCATGAAGATACTAATATAAGAATAATTGATGATGGTGATATTGTTGATAAAAAGATAAAGGATGTTAAAATTGATGATCTTGTCATAACACATAATAATACAATATCTAATGTCTATGCTTTAACTAAAAAGATTAAAAAGAAAGCAACTATTAAAATAAAAAATGAAGATATTATTTGCAGTCATACTCACAAATGGTTTGTTTATGACATTGAAAAGAACGAATTTTATTTTGAAGTAACTAATAATATAAATAAACTAAAGCATAAGCTAGTTAAAAATTATTTAGCATTTACTGATTCACTTTTACCTATAATAAAAAGTGATGAGTATAGTATTACCCTAATGTCAGGTGAATCAATTATTACTAATCCTGATCATAAATTTGCCATTTATAATAAGGATTCTAATAAGTTTGAAATGATAGAATCTAAAAATATCGATTTTAATATTCATCTATTAGTTAATACCTTCAAATTGTAGTATCACCTTCAAATAAGGAGAATCTTGGTATTTAATATATACTCTATGAGAAAGATAAAATATGATTATAATAATAGAATTTATGAATTTGGATGTACTAATAATAAAATACAACCAGCATTTTATATTTCCTTGAAAAGAAAACTAGGTATAAGTATTAATGATTATTTAACTTATAAGAATATTGATAGTGAAAAATGTAGAATATGTAAGGTTGGTAATCCACCATTGGATATAAATTTTGAAATAGTTGATAATTTTATTAAAATCAAAGACTTTTCCTTTAAAAAGAAAGTGTATTGTTATGGAGATAATTGTGAATGTGATGGTATTAAAATGAACCCAAATTCATTTGAGTTTTTATCAAAAATTAATAACATATCAATTGAGGATGCCAAAATTCTTTTAAAAGAGAATAATAAAAGTCCTTTTTATAAAGAAAATCATAAATCAGATGATTTGTATAAAAAATCACAATCCAGATCTATTGAATATTATATAGGTAAATATGGTATTGAATTGGGTAATGATAAGTATAATAAACATGTTGGTAAAATATCAATTGCTAATAGTGAAGAAGGTTATGTTGATAAATATGGTGAAGAATTGGGTAGAAAGATGTTTAATGATATTTCTTATAAAAAAGATTCAATGTCTTTGGATTCATTTATAAAAAAGAATAGTGGTGATTATGATAAAGCTATATTTGAATATGAAGAAAGAAAGAAATCTGTTAATGTTTCGGTTGAGAATTTTATTAATAAGTATGGATATGATGTAGCTATGCAAAAACATAAAGATAGAGTTGATAAATATAGAATAAATTTTAATAATAATCCAAACAAGGAAGAAATAAATAAGTCAAAAGGTATTACAATTGGTAATCTTTTTAAGAAATATGGTGATATGAAAATAGCTACTGAGAAATATAAAAATTGGAGAATAAGAGTCTCAGTTCCATTTTGTTTAGCTTCTAAAGAATCATTAAAAGTATTTAATCCAATTATTGAAACTATTATTAATGAATATGATATTAAATATGATGATATATTTATAGGATCTGGTGAAAGGAGTGAGTACTTTTTAAGAAATGGTAATGATATATACTTTTATGATTTTACTATAAAAAGTAAAAAAATAATTATAGAATATAATGGAGTTATTTTCCACCCTAAAAATGAAAAATCAGATTGGATAAATCCTTGTAATAGAGAATTATCCTCGGAAGATGCTTATAATAGACAAAAGATAAAAATACAAACGGCTGTTGATAAAGGTTTTTCTGTATTTGAAATATGGTCAGATGATATTAATAAGTATGATAAGTGTTTAAATTTTATAAAAAGTAATATAGGATAATATGATAGTTGAGAATTTTTTAGAATTGGTTGATATAGATGACATAGTATTATCTGATGAATATGTTAATATGATTGATATATCAATTGATGTTGATCAAAGTTTTTTACTTAGTAATGGTTTGGTTTCTCATAATTCAGCTATTTCCGCTTTTAGAAAATATAGAGTTCCTGAGTTGATGGGTGCTTTTGCACTTAAAGGTAAATTTACCAATGTTTCAGAGTTGAGTAATCAAAGGCTTGTCCAAAATGAAGAGGCTGTGAATTTAATAGCATCACTTGGTTTAAAATTAGGACAAGAACCTGATTTAAAACATTTAAGATATGGTAGAATTTTATTTTATTGTGACGCTGATACCGATGGAAATAGTATAGTTGGCCTTCTCTTAAATTTTTTTAATAAATATTGGCCAGGATTATTTGAGAGAAAGATGGTTTATAAAGTCGAAACACCAATTGTTGTTGCTATTTCAAAGAAAGATAAAAAGAAGAAAATACTTTTCTATACACAAAATGAATACAATATTTGGTCACTTAAAGAGAATTTACAAAGTTGGGAAATAAAATATAAGAAAGGTTTGGCAGCTCTTGTTGATGATGAATATGATGAAATCATTAATAAGCCTAAATTAACATTGATAACTAAGGATGATTTATCAGACGAATATTTAGATATTTGGTTTGGTAAGAATTCAGAGTTAAGAAAAAATCAAATATTAAATTAATGGCTTTACCCCACTACCATACGATGCCTACTTTACCGGATCCAGTCTTTCAGAATCTTTTTGAAGTTGTAATAATTACACCAAGTTTAATTATACAAGAAAATATTTACGATCGGAATATAAACTTTATTAGTGAGAAAAATTCAGATGCTTCTGTCATTTCTATTATAGAAATGGCATTCACTTTCAATCAAGATTCTATTAAAGATTAGAATATGAAAGATTACTTGAATGATATTGGATATGTTTTACTAAAGAGTTAATTGAAGTTCGGTTCATATCATCTAAGGTAAATTTTAATTATTCTGGTGATGATATCCTAAGTATTCAATTGAGATTGGAGAATCTTGGAATTGAACAGAATATTCTAGAATCTATTGATGTCGTTCAAAAAAGACTAAATAGAGTAAGAAGATTAAATGATTTAATAGGTTCCATATAACTTAGATAATTTATTTTCCGTTGTTTGAAATGGATTAGATGTTTTCGTCGCAATATGAAATCTCCATTCATTTGGTTTCGGATGCCAAGCCTGAACAAGGTAATCATCTTCTATTAAATTATCAAAAATCTGATTAAGATATGAAATTATCGATTCCGATTCGAATATTATATTTACAATTATGGTGTGATATATTGAAAAATTAGTTTCTCTAAATTTTATTTCCCAGTCTCGCGATTTATCTGAGTCCCAAAAAAAAGGCTTCTTTTCTTTTAGAATTTTTGAACTATATTTATTTTGTCCATTTGAATCAAACTCATGCCAATCTTCAGAAAATTTGAAAGTATTCGATTGTTGACGAATCCAATTAGTGACGGAAAATTCAGTTGAGTCATATTCATTTATCTCTTTACCATCTATAACCTCTCCATCTAACCTATCGTAGAAGTATTGTTTAATATTATTTTCCTCTTCTTTTGATATCTGATATCTCTTCGATTCTAAAAATAGATTATAACTTTTGATTTTCATATTTCTATATATTTTATTATATTTGTCACAATTATGCGAACCAGGGATTGGAGACGTTTTCAAGAAGAAAAGATCTATCGCCGAAGAATTAAAAAATTCTTTCGGGGCTGGTGGTATTTTCACACAGCTAACGGAGATAGGATTATTCATCCAATTTGGATTGACTTTATTGGATTAAAAGACTTTTTCTTCTATAAGAGTGGAACAACCAGAAAACATGACTCTAAATATAAAGTGAAGTACTCACCAAATAAGAATACTTCTTATTATCGAGATAGTAGAAGGAAAGGAAAATCCTATGGTATAAGAGAAAAAGATAAAGTGTTATTTAGAAAAATAATTCAAGATGGACTTACAGAAAATGACTGAAATTTTACCAAACAATGGTAAATGGAAAATAAAGAATGAAATCGTCTATGTTAGATACATGGCTTGGATTCCTATTATCAATATGAAAGATGAACACTTAGAAGTTTATTTTGATACTAAACTAAATCGTTATCTTTTACAAATTCTTCCTAAATTGAAGGAAGAATTTTATTTAGTATCACCTATTCTATCAGATCCAAAGAATAAATTCCTTCTTCCTGAAGAACGACACAAGGTAAATATTTTGAATATGATATCTAACTATTCTAATCCTCTTTTCTTTGAGGGATTCAAAAAGATAGACTTCGATTTAATAACACATTTAGTTCTTTATTGTAAGAAATTCGATTCAATGCTCTTAATTAAGGAGGTTTATGATCATGTGAATAAATCTGTTCAAAGTAAAGATCGGGACTATTATACCAATAAACAATTCTTTACTTATACAGAAGAGATTCGAGAAGAATTTAATGGACTTTATCGACAAATAAAACTAGCTGATTTATTAAATTAAATAACTCTCAAATATCTTGGAGTTTCAAACTTATCAGTCTGAATTGAAAGAGCATACCTCATGATTTTGGTCATTACTTCATTTGCATCTCTACGATTATGTCTGTAAATTTCATTTAAGGCTTGAATTATTTGTAAGGATTGAATTCTTGACATCAATTTACCTTCATTGCCCTTTATGTCACTTCCTCTAAGAATTGGCTTAACCTTAACTATTTTAGAGGTATTTTGTGTTTTAATCTCATTAATTAAAGATTGAGCTATCAATTCTAATTCTTCTATTGTAGATTTCTTTAGCTCAGAAGCATCAATAAGTGGTGTGATATTCGGATAAGCTGATCTGTAAGATTCAATGAATCTTTTAATAGCGTTCCAGGATATTTTACCATGTCTAGAAGCTGATCCTTCAACTTCACCATCAATATTTTGCTTTTTAGAAGAATCTGATGAATCTAAAGACACATCTCTCTCTGATTGTTCTTCTCTAAATTTATCATCTCTGTATCTCCAATATGACTTAGTGGATATTTTAGAGCCTATACCTTTCATATCACTTCCGATAGAAAGACCTGTAATTTTGAAGTTTGGTAAATTTCTTTCTTTTTCTTTATTTGTTATAATGTGAATCTGTTTTTCTCTTCTAACCTTTTTAAGAGATAATGGTATAAAAATACCAGCATCAAATAGATCATCACAGGTTTTAGTTAAACTTGATATATTATCCGTTTGTGATAGTTTTTCCATTACCTCATTAACCTCATTAACCTCAACCATGAAAATATCAGCTGGGCACCATTTTGAGAAATCAATATCTCTAAATCCCTCATTATTGGCAAATTTTCTATATTGACTCTTTACAACACTAACCGGAGATGGATTTGAATATCCAAGTTGATATATCATATATAAATTATTCTTATCTATATGATAATCTTGCTCCCAAATTTCATTAGGTATTCTACAAAATGTATCTATCCAATCACTATCATTTACAAATTCTTCAATTAAACTTTCTGTTATTTTAATGTTTTCTGGTATGAATATTAAATCCTTTTTTAGCGACTGAGTCCTTCTTATATACTCCTTGAAAAAATCAACCGCATTTTCCGGTTCTAATTTAACCTCTGGATTTGCCTGTTTAATAGCTAAGAAAATAGCCTGTATTGATTCAAATTGTCTAACCCTTACACCTGCACCAGAAGAACCAAAATCTTTAGTTTTCTTTAACTGATCTAATTTCCATTCAGTTGAATCCTCATCTTGGAATACTGTGCGATATCCTCTTCCCCTTTTGAAATATCCCTTAGCTTTATCAGGGTCATAATTACCATCTGTTGTAAATTCTTCAACACCAGATTGAACATCATCCCACTCATCATCTACTTTCATGGCTTGTATTTTAACCTTCTCATCATCTTGAGTAGTTAGTTCCTCACCACCTTTCAGCTTATTAACTAAGACTTGGCCCCTAAGTTGACCATCTCTGACTTTATCAAGTTCAGGTAGACTTAAATTCGCTTCTAGAAACTTATCATACTTTAATAGTTTTCCCATCTCTTTATATATTAAACTAAAGTTATCAAAATGAGTATAAGTAAAAAATGAGTTATATTTTAAATGCAATTAAATTTAATAATCGATGGAAATTACGTTTTATCTAGATTAGTTTTTACTTTACATAAAAACAATCTTCTATTTGGTGCTCTTTACAATTCACTTGAAAATACCATATCCAACTACAAAAAGTGGTATCCTTTTACTAATGTTTATTTAGTATCAGACTCTAAAGAGAAATCCTGGAGAAAACAACTCTTAGGTGACTACAAGTCACACCGAAAGAAAGACTCTGATATTGATTGGTCTTTTGTTTATAAAACTTATGAAGACTTCAAATCTAATGTAAAAGGTATTAGAGTACTTGAAGCTCCTGGTATTGAAGGAGATGATTGGATATCTTTAATCATTTCTGAATCTAATAAGAAGTCACAATCAAATGTTATTATATCTAACGATCATGATATCAAACAATTACTATCATTTAGTTTAGATCCTCTTTGGATTAATTTTATGACTAATGAAATGTATAATCAAGAAAAGTTATTCTTACCAAGTAATTATCAATTATTTGTTGATAAGGTAAATAAAATTCCGAATGATGATATATTTAATTTGAATGATAACTCAGATTTCTTGAGATTATTCAATCGATTTATTAATAAATATCAAATAAATGAGATAGATTCTTTACAATCTTTAATCATTAAAGTTATTTCTGGTGACGTGAGTGATAATATTCAATCTGTATTCCAAATAACTAAAAATGGTAAAACCAGAGGCATTGGAAGTAAGGGTGCTTTAAGTATTTTTGAAGAGTATCATACTGAGTTTGGTGATCCATCACTTGGTGATCCAGATTTATTTGAGAATATTGCTGATATAATTTGTGATAAGAAAAAAGTTTCCAAATCTAATATTACAAGAATAGTAACCAGAATTAAAGAAAATATGGTTTTAGTTGATTTGAGATTAGAGTCTTTACCACAAGAAATAGTAGATAAAATGAAAGTGGTTTATGGCAGGATTTGATAAATTAGTTATTGATAAGTGGACGCCTCTAGTTGATAAACATTTGAATATTAAGAATACTTATTTTAAGTTTTTATGTTGTCATTATTTTCATTATCTCAAACATCAAAAAGAGGATATATCATTAGAGATTTTAGATTTTAAGGAAAAAGTATCTAAAATGGATTTTTTCAAAATTGAGATAAAAAAAGAATACTTCAATCTTTTAACAGGTAGGAAAGAGTATTTGCTTCAGAATGGTAATATTTTTGATCCGGAATCTTTTGATGTTTTTTTATCTACTGATGAACTTATTCAAATTTTTGGAATAGAATTTATTACACACTTAGATCCGACACTTTCAAGAGATTTTAAGATCAATAAAATATTAGATAATGGTAATAGAGAATAACATTTTGGCACTATCCAATGTGATTTTCAAAGATAGAGAAAATTGGAAATTTGTCACAACTGAACAAAAAGAACAATTTGTTTTTATTTTCAATCGTTTCTTTAGTAAAAAGTTTCCTCAACACGCTCTTTGCCTTAATCTTAAAGATGTAGATAAATCAATTGTAATGGATATGTGGTTTCATCATATGAAAGGTAAGCCCTATCCACAATGGTTTTGGAGTAAATCACCTAAGTTTTCCAAAACAGATATAGAAGATAAAGATTTCAAGCTTCTAATGAAGAAGCTAAATTTGAATAAGGAAGATGATTTAGTTTATTTAGTAGAACATTATTCAGATATTGTAAATGATGAATTAAAGTACTATAAAAAGAAAGAAAAGGATGGAAAAGAGTGATATAGAAGAAATATACGGTCATTTTTTAGTTGATGGTATTACTATGTCTCCTAAAATTATGGTTATTTGGAGAAATAAAGAGGGGATACTCTTTGAATTCAGAATGAAGGTTTCAAGAGAATTCGTTCAAGACTTAAATGGGGTGAAGAACTAAACAAAAAACTTCTACCGTATATAAGAAATGAAAAATTAAATAAATTAATAAATTAAACTATGGCTACAAAAACAAAAAAAGAGGAAGTGCCAGTTATTAGAGGCACTGAAACTATGAACTGGTATGCAGTTCGTGTTCAAAATAACAAAGAAAGATCAGTTCTTGAGAAACTTCAAAATGAAGTTAAGTTTTCTAATCTAACTGAAAAGTTCGGAAGAACAATTATTCCAACTGAAAAAACAGTTGATCTTAAAAATGGTAAAAAGGTTTTCAAAGAGAAAATTGTTTATCCAGGTTACATCTTTATCGAAACTTGTGCCAAAGGAGAAATCGCTACTATTTTGAAAAGTATAAACGGTGCTGCTGGTTTTGTTAGAACTCGTTCAGGTGATATTTCACCAATGAAAGATTACGAAGTTAAAAAGATTTTAGTTGAACAAGAAGTAACTGATAAGTTAGATTTAAGTAATATCTTTACACTAAATGAGATGGTTGAAGTTATTGATGGTCCATTTTCATCCTTCAAAGGTAAAATCACTAAATTAGATACAGATAGGGAAAGAGTGAAATTAGAAGTTGCTATTTTCGGTAGAGCTACCGATGTTGACCTAACAATGTCACAAATCAAGAAAATCTAATATGGGTTTACTTAATACAGTTACTAAAGATAGAAAGATTTATGGTAATTGTCAAGTGCTTTCACCAGAAGGGCATCTTATGTTCCGTTGTGAAAGCAAAAAAGCCAATTGGTATTTAAAAAGAGATTTAGCTCAAATAGTTAACCTCGATCCACTTACTATCAAATTGAATTTCGAACCTAATGGACTTGGAAACCATAATAAAGGTTATGGATTGAGTGAGATGGCTAATTTGTGTGTTGTGTGTGGATCAGAAGAGTTTCTAACTCGACATCATGTGGTTCCTATCTGCTACCGGAAATACTTCACACTTGAGAAAAAATCTCACAACTTTCACGATGTTCTTTCAGTTTGTGCAGATTGTCATGAGAAATATGAGGAATCTGCCTTCCAGTATAAAAATGAACTTGCAAAAATATATGATGCTCCTATAAATGGTGAGTTAATTGATAACAGTGAATTATTTCGGATTAGAAAGATAGTACGTTGTTTATTAAGCTCTGGAGTTGGTAAAATACCAATTAGTAAAATTCAATCAATGAAGAAGGAGTTGAGGAGTTATTATTCTTGGAAGAAAGTAACAAAAAAAAGACTACAATCGATTCTGAATATTTCAGTGAGAGTCTATAACAGAACACATGGTGAAATTGTAGTTAGTAGTATCCAAGATTTAGATACATTCATCAAAGACTGGAGAAAACATTTTATCAATAATAATGATTGTAAATACTTACCACAGTACTGGTCAATAGATAATGAGTAAAGATTTAATTCAAAAGATATTAGAATCTTCTAATCATATACATAATTCCTCTTTGAGAGGTGGTGCTAACTTTTTTATAACTAGTCCAAAATTTGGATCATCGTTAGATAGTTTATTTAAAAATGTCAAAAGGATAGAAAAAATTAAATTAATATTAAATAGAATTAAAAATGGATAAACAAAATAGGTATGATGTCGTTTATCTTAAAATGGCAAAAGAATGGTCTAATCTATCATATTGTGATAGAAAGAAAGTAGGAGCACTGATTGTTAAAAATGGAATGATAATTTCAGATGGGTTCAATGGGTCTCCTTCTGGATGGGATAATTCTTGTGAGACAGATGAATGGGTGACTCATTGGTATGTAATACATGGTGAGGCCAATGCCATTTTGAAATGTGCTAAACATGGACAATCTTGTGATGGTGCTACTATTTATCAAACACATTCACCTTGTAAAGATTGTTCAAAACTTATACTACAATCTGGAATAAAAAGGATGGTGTATATAGAAGACTATAAAGATATGGATGGTATAGAATTTCTAAGGTCATCCGGAATTAAAGTGGATAAAATAGAAATATAATTATGAATAAATGGAAAGAAATTAAATCAGAACAAATAACATTATATAAAATAGATTCGATTGATTTATCTGCCCTATTCATTCTACATGAGAATTGTCATAGAATGGGTAATGAAAACAATAATAATGTAATGTTAGCAACTGTGACACCAGAGGTTTGGTTTGATGATTTGGTGCCTACTATTCTAAATGTTTCGTTTGTAACAAAATTCCCAAGTTTTCAAACTATATCACTTAATGGTAAAGATTTAGTAACTCAAACTTATGCTTGTGATGCAGCTGAATTTCAATCTCTTGATTCATTAAAGGATTTCTTAGTTGAGAAGGGGAGGTTATCAGTCTTAATTCTTTATTCTGTTATTCAGTATGTTGATTTAAAAACTTTGAAACCATCTTGGTTTATTAGATATAAAGAAATAATAGACCCACAAACAATTCGTGATAAAAAAATAGAATATTTAACAAATGGAACTGATAACAACTAAAACCGTAATATCATCCGACATGGGTGCAAACGAAAATCTCTTCGGTGGAACCATGCTTTCATGGTTGGATTTAAGTGCAGCAGCTTACGCTTCTCAACTCTGTGACTCACCTAAACTTGTCACCAAGAAATTTGAAGAAGTAGTTTTTGAAAAAACTGTAAAGATTGGTAACCTAATTAAGATATACGGTGATGTAGTTAAATTCGGAAATACTTCTATCACACTTAAATTAGAAGCCAGAAAACATAATGTAGAAACAGGTAAACAACAATTAGTTTGTTCGACTGTGGTAGTTTTTGTAAAAATAAATGACGATGGCGAACCAGTTCCAATTTCAGATAGAGTCAAAGTAAGATATCAAGAAAGATACAAGAAGTTTAAGAGAGGATTATTGACTCCTGAGGAATTAGAACAGGAAATGACTCAAAAAACTAACTCTTAGATATTTTAAGATTTATAATTCTTTAATAATTCCGTTAGTATAAATTATCAAGAAGTTAAAATTAATATTCTTTTCAACTACAGATATTCTCTTCTTAATATTTCTTTCAATATCAAGTTCATAAGTGAAATCACTTTTAACTTCAATTATCCTATTTTCAGATTTTATGTAAATGTCTGGATAATATCGATGTTCCCTCATATCATCACCACTGTAATTGAATTTTCCCACTAAACTTTCAATATCTAGATTTTTGGTAATTAAATCGGATTCATCATAATTTACTAACAGATAGTCCATAGCTTTAGGTTCATATCCCTGAATTGATATTATCTTACCGCTTGGTAATCTATAAGATTTATATGAGAATGAGTTTTTGAGAAGTTTTTCTAAAAAATCTGAATCCTTACTAAGGTGAGTAACACCATATCTTTCCAAACAAGTTTTTTCATATCTTTCTCTAATTAGTTCTTTTTCAATTTTTGTTTTAGATTGTGATTTAGAATTTTTTTTCGATTTTACCGATTCTAACTTTGAAATATTATCAACACCATATTTATCTTGAACTGAATTTTTAACTTTTAATTTACCACCTTCACTTTTCAAGTGATGTTCAAAACCATATTTTTTAATATTTGTAATTTTCGATTTTTCCCTCACTTTATTAGATTTTTGTGGGTTGTCAACACCATATCTTTGGAGACAGGTCTTTTTTGACTTTAAACTTCTTGAAGACATAACCTTAAACACATTTTGATTAGTTATTAAATCAGTTGTGTAAAAATGCTCATCAGGTCTTTTAGCTTTAAACCCAATAGAATAATATCCATCAGATCCTTGATATTTACATATCAGAATTTGATATAAATAATCTTCTGTCTAAAAATAATATTCAAAATTTCCTCTATTTTCACGAAAATCTAAAATTTGATACTTCTTTATTTTATCCCTACTATATGATTCATTAAAATTCATTAAGTATTTCATTCCCAACAAATAGTTTCTACCATATATAAATTATATGCAACAAAAAACAATTACTCAGTTTCTCTCAGAAGAATATAAAGAGTTTGCCTTTTATACAATTGAAAGTCGAGCAATTGCCTCTTGTATAGATGGATTTAAACCAAGTCATAGGAAAATAATTCATGTTTCTTCACAAATATGGAAAACCGGCACTGAGAAACATTTGAAAATATTTCAACTATCTGGAAAAGTTGCTTCTGATTGTTTCTATCATCACGGAAACGCTAGTCTCGATTCATCTATAATCAATCTAGCTCAAAAGTTCAAAAACAACGCACCACTTTTAGAAGAAGATGGTCAATTTGGATCTTTGAGATCTCCACAAGCCGGCGCACCTCGTTATATTGGAACTAAGTTATCACCTTATTTCAAATTAATCTATAAAGATTTTGATTTACTTAACTACAAAGAAGAAGAAGGTGAAGAAATAGAACCGTACTTCTTTCTTCCAATTATACCAACCATTCTAATTAATGGGGGATCGGGCATTGCGGTTGGTTTTGCTTCTAATATATTAAATCGTGATGTAAAGGAAATAATTGAAGCTTGTCATAAATTATTATTAGGAAAGAATATAACAATAATTAAACCACATTTAAATGGTTTCTTAGGTGAATATATTCAAGATTCTGAAAATCCAAAAAGATGGATTATAAGAGGTAAGTTTCAAAGAATCAATACATCAACTATTAAGATAACTGAACTTCCACCTTCACTTACTTATGAAAAATACGAAGAGATTTTAGATAAACTAGTTGAGAATAAAAATATTGTATCTTATGATGATAATTGTAAAGATAATATTGATTACACTATAAAGTTCACAAGATCTGATTTGGAAAAATTAGATGATGAGAAATTGGTTAAACTTCTTAAATTAGAGGAATCTGAAACTGAAAACTTTACCACTTTAGATGAGAATGGAAAGTTAAAGATATTTGAAAGGGTTGATGATATCATTAGATACTTCGTTCAGTTTAGATTAGAATATTATCAGAAGAGAAAGGATTTCATGTTGAATAAAATGCAACATGATTTAAAAGTCTTAGGTAATAGAGGTAAGTTTATCAAATTAATACTTGATGGTAAAGTCGAGGTCAATAATAAACTTAAAGGTGAAATCATCTATCAGATTGAATCTTTTGGTTTGGATAAAATAGATGGTGATTATGATTATCTTTTGAGAATGCCAATTTACTCTTTAACTAGAGAAATGTTTGAGAAACTAAAAGAGGATTTCAAGTTAAAGAAAGAAGAAATTGAGAAATTGAAATTGGTCGATCCAAAAGATGTATATTTAGAGGATCTTTCGGAATTGAAAAAGAAAATCAAATGACACCAGTAGAGTTTCACAAATTATTATTAGAAAGCGTATCTGCATTTTTTAAAAAATGTCCAATTTGTGGTAACAAATATAAAGATACTTTAGATAATATGATTTTATGTAAGGAGTGTGATAGGGAAGATAAAATAAAGAAGATATTAAATGATTAAAGTCATTTTTGATATTTGTTATACAAATTACTCCGATTTATCAGAAGATAGATTTATTGTTTATGATAAGGATGGTGAATATTATTATCTATTGGATCACTCTGATAAAATCAGGGATGTCTCTAAGATGCCACAATACATCAAAGAAGATTACTACAACTATAATACTAAAATATTAACTATTGATTTTTTCAATAAGATTATTGAAAAGTATCGTATAAAATATACACTCAAATCTCACTACTTAGGAAATAAATTAGATATAGAAATCCGAAAATTTTCAGAAGAAGAATTAGAAAAGATTATTACAATACGAAGAGAATTAAATCTAAAAGAAATTTTGTAATTAGTTTTTTTTATATTATCTTTGTTTCATAACTTAAAACTTATATGTTTCAATACTCTCCTCTTGTTAAAAAAATATTCTGGATAAATATTCTTTTCTTTATAATGACCTTAGTAGGTC